AACCCAACGTTTAGTAATCCCATCAATTTCAGAGCGTTCTACTCGTAGTTTTTCTAAAGCTACTGCTTTGTCAGCCTCGCTCATTTCAGAACCGCCTATAATAGCTTCAATAACATTTCCTACAACAGTATCATCTGCTATCTTGCCAACAACGTTAGGTATCTTCTCTAATAGAAATTTACCTACATTCGTATCTTTAAACTTCTTTTTACCCTCACTCATTAGTAAGTCCAAATAACATTAGAGGGTTTGCTTGGGTCATCGTCAACGTGAATAAATGTTTTGGCAATACCAATACGATTGAATCCACTACGAATAAGAGCGTTTACAACTGTCCATCTATCAGAACCTCCACCTACTGCAATATCAGCTGCGTGTCCTTTCATATGGGCTGAATCAGGGGATGCTTTATATCCTCTATTGGATAAATCTTCGTTATATTCTTTTGTTCTGTAACCTGAAGTTATTTTAAAAGGTATTGAAGATATTGCTCTTGCGTTATCTAATTTGGTAAGAAATTCGCCATCCATATTAATCCCTGAATTAGGTAGGTCAGGAGAATCAAACTCTGATAGGGAAAAGTACTTAAGATTCATACTAAAATTTCGCTTAATAAAACTACTGCTACAAAGATATGGACAACTACCATTATTTTTTTATTTATTGCCCATTGAAGTAAATACCAATTTTTAACATTCTCGATTACTTCGCCTCCTATTTGTTTTATCTTATCCATTATTTTCTTTTATCTTTTTGTAAATATTCAAGGTCTTTCATAAAACCTTTTACTTCAAGTTCCATTGTACGGAAATCAGCTTCTAATTGTCTTTGAGATTTCCAAGTGTATTCTTTTTGATTGTAGTTAAGTTTCGCCACCTCATCCTCTAAAATCGTTATTCTATTACTTAAAGTATAGTAAGAACCGACTATTGAGGCAAACATAGCTAACAAAGTAACAATTTGAGGAACTGAAATACTCAAATCTGCACGACCATCTCCGTTTAAATCTATATTTGCCATTAATTAACCTTTTTATAAATTTGAATTAAAGTGAATACTATTGCCAATAAAAGTGATATTGTCTGAAGATACGGATTGAAATCAACTATTGATATTGTAAGTGCTGCTGCGTTCAATATGTATATCTTCAAACTTTCCATTATGCTATTGCTAAATAGATGAATGTGTCACCGCTATTATTATGACTTACATCAGTACCTAAAATAAATCCATTGGAAGTAAAAGAAGTTATCCCTGTGCTTAATGTAAATTCCGCATTTGCTAAGTTTGGGTAAAGTATTTTACCTGTTTGTCTTGTTGAATCTGTTATAATCCAACTATAACCACTTGCAGTATTTTTTATCATTACAAATCTTGGTTGAAATCCTGTTGTAATTGTATTGCCACTTGCACCTGTTCCTGAATAACTCCCTATCTTCTGATACCCATCTACTGAATGGAAGCAGTAGGCGATTATATTCTCAGTAACACCCCACCAACTTTTAATTGTGGTTGAAGTAAAAGATTGCGCAGAAGTATTCCCATAACCTCCTGTTGTAAAATTCATATAATCTACACTACCATCAACAACATCATAAAAAACATACCAATCAATAGAACTACCTAAATTTTTAGTAATTACTAATTCAGGGGCTTGTGAAAGTCCGTGTCCTACTGTTTGTGTATAATCTGATGGCGCAGTCCACTTCACAATACTAAACCCTGCTGCTTGATTTGCACTTACTGTACTTGTTATAGTACCATCTGTGTTTGATACTGCTGCACCTCCTGCTTTCCAACACCAAGCAACGTAGTTTACTCCATTAGCATTTCCATAGGCTGACGTTGTAACAGTAAATCCATTTGTATCAAGAGTAAATCTATTAAGAATTCCCTCTTGATTTGTTAAATCAGTATATATTTCTTTGCCATTTCCTCTTACAGAATCTGTAACAATATGTGAACCTGCTGCTCTACTTTTCACCCACACCAAATCAGGTTGGAATGCCATACCCAAGAAATTAACGTTTGTAGGTGTGCCGTTGTAGCTACCTCCTGTATCATTAGCATCCTCATCTAACTCATATAAAGCAACACCTGAACCATCTCCGAATATATCCGTAGTTGATTTAGTAGCACTTGCATATGTTTCTCCATATAAAGTAGTTACTTCTCCGCTGCTTAATGCTTTGTCAAAGATTCTTACTTGGTCTATTTTTCCGTTGTACCAAAGCTCACTACCACTAATATTTCTTTTACCTAATTGTAAGTCAAGAGTGCCTATAAAAACATCACCGCTAAAAGTACCTCCTGCTGTATAAGTTGCTGATGTACTTTGTAAAATTCCATTAACATATATTTTACCAATAGTAGTACCCAATGAAGAATCAAAGGTCATTAAAATATGTTGCCAAGTATTAGCAGTAAGTTGCGTTGTTGTAGCATATCTTGCTTCGTATATAGAAGCTGACTGACCTATTTCATAACCAATGTATCCATCTGTTCTTATTACAATAAAAAAATCACCATCTGCAAATGAACCGCCATTTTGGTTTGCAATTAACATTTGGTATGTTGTAACAGATACGGGATTAATCCACATTGAAACAGACACTCCACTTGATGCAAATTGATTAGTAGAACCTAAATTGATATAACTACTACTCCCATTAAAAGCAGCACCCTTTCTTATATACCCTGTTATCTTTTGTGTACCACCGTTTCCTGTATAGGTTACAGTTTCAAAGTTTTGTAGTGGGTCGAATGCTGCTGCTGCCGCTGCACCCTTAAATAGTTTCTTATTTAATGCCATTAGTTTAGGTTTGGTAAAGCGTAACTTACAACCGCTTTTTTAGTAGTCAATGCATTTATTGATGCTTCGTGGTTTGAGCATTCGCTTCTTAAACTTGCTCTTGCATCTAACACTTCCTGTGGTGCAGATGTACCCTCTTGACTTCTAATAATATACCAATCTGTTTCTGATAGCTTTTGGTTGTAAATAGCTTTAAGGTTAGCAATCTTACTTTGTTTTAATTCCGCTACTGTTTGTGTCCAAGTTCTGTCAATTACAGGATATGTAAAAACACTATTATCAGCATCCCATTCAATATCACCTAAATATTGAGTAGCTGAATCATAGCTTGGAGAAACTACATCGTAAAAACCATACGATTGAAGTTCACTATCACTTAAATAGTTAAATCCTCCCATTACATTACCCCAACTCTTTGGAACAGTAGTAAATCTTTTTATTGCGCCTCCTATTTGTATTGCTTTCATATTATACTGCTTGTGAGATTTGATACCACGCTTCTGACGTAGAAATAAATTTAAATTCTATAATGTTTTTTGTTGCAGAGGTATCGTCATAATCCCCTGAAATTTTGTTAAATGTTCCTGAAGAACCATTGATGTTTTGTAAGGTAAGTGTATAAGAACCTCCGCCTCCTGTAACAATCAAAGTAACGACATCCCCTACAATTGCATTTGTAAAGTCAATAGTAGCTGAATGACCCGCAGTCCAAGTAAATACATCAGCACTTGAAGTGTCTATTGTAATGCTTGAAGCTGAAGTTACTGCGCTTGAATCGGTGTAACGAGGTGCTAATCTATCAGGAGTAACAAAGTCATTCCCATATATTTCTGTAAAATTAGTATTTGCTTTTACAAAAGCATCTCTTAATGGGTCTCCATCTCCTTGATTTGCCGTACCTACGTTAATTGTTAATTGTGCCATATCTTTTTAAAATTGTGTTGCGTCTGCGGTTATATTTGTGTTATCTGCGGTTACTAAAGTTGAATCTACGGTTAGAAAACTTCCGTCAAAGTTAAATGGGTATATAATTCCCCAATTGTTTGTTTCGTTTACATTTCCTGCCCAAACGTCATCATAAACCTCTCCCCAAGAGATATTATTTCTGCCGTACCAATCAACTATTGTTGCCATAACTATTTATATTATAACAATTATTTTTTTGTGTTTTTGTTATATAAGCTAAATACTCTTTTAACTTAATTACGTTTTCTTGTTTAGGTTTATATTTGTTTACTTTCATAGTACCCAACCCTCAAAACTTGCATCCTTGTCAGGATATACATCGTCATTGTTATTTGTATAGTATTCAGGGAATTTGCTACTTGCGTTAAAACTCATATAATTTATGAATCTATCTGTATAGTATTGTGCTACGTTTCTTTCTTTTTCAATAAGGAAATCAACCTCATCTTTTTCTACGTTAGTAGCATTCTCTGAACTATGCTTAAATACCCCTTTATTTGCGATTGTATAAGCTGCGAAAGGTAAATACTCAACCATTGCCCAATGGATTAACATAGGCTTTATATGGTCGTTTACAAGTGCTAAATAATCTCCTGCTAAAACACTCCCCTCAATGTCAGTTTGTATTTTATTATAAAGGTCAGTTCCTAAATAGTTTTGAATATGAATATCCTGCGCAATCTTTATATATTGTAGGAATTTATCAGTATCAACGTTTCCATTTACAGAAGTAAACTTAACCAAATCTTTTCTTGTTATGAATAATGCTTCTGCCATTTCTTACTTATTTACAAATCCTTTATTTGGCATATCAACAGGTCTTTTTGCAACCTTTGGGTCATTTACTTCAGGAGTAAATCCCTCTTTTTTTGCCTTATTTACACTAATCTCTGCATTTGGGTTGGTAGCATCAGGTGTTACATCTTTTGCCATATAGGTCTTACGCATCCAATAATGATGACAAGCACCTCCACCTTTATAAAGCCATATATCATAAGTGTCAGCACCATTCAATCCCCATCCTGCATTTACTGCTCTTTGACTCATTTGCTGAATATCTTCTTTACGATATATCTTTTTAGCAGCAACCATTTTCTTACAAAATTCTCTCGAATTGTCTTTTGTTACTAAAGGTGCATATTGATAACGTACTTTAAACTTCATATTATCAGCTTGTCCGTCTTGTTCGCTTTTAGCGTTAGGTCTTGCGCTTCCTGTTGATGCTAATCCTATCATTTTATCAAGCG